ACGAACAAAGACGCGGCGGCGGCAGTCCGGGCACAGTTGCGGGACGCCATCCAGCGCTATGGGGCCGGGGGCGTTGTAGCAGGCGCGGCGAACGTGTACCGCGCCGACAGCCAACAGACGGCAGCGCCGGACTACTCGAAGGGCACNNTGCGCAGCACCATGCGGCGGGCACTGGATGCGCTGCTGACCGACACCTGTACCATCACGGCGGAGGCGGTCGGCGCGGATGAATACGGCGCTCCGCCAGGTGCATGGAGCATTGTGGCGGCGAACGTGCCGTGCCGGGTCATCATGCAGAGTGCGGCGCGCTCGGCAGAGGCAGGCGCGCAGGCCGGGCGCGAAGGGGTGGCGGACACGTACCGCCTGATCGTCCCGGCGGGCACGGCGCTTGATGCGGGCCAGCGCGTGACGACCAGCGATGGCGCGGTGTATGAGGTGGTTGACCTGCAAACGGCGCTGACGGATGCGCCGGACGCGCAGGCCATCATAACGAGGATGCGCTGATGCCCGTCGAGATGCACATCGACACGCGTGGCATGAAAGACCTGATGGCAGACCTGCCGGAGGTGGTGGGGGCGTTCCTGGACGCCGAGGCTGAAACCGCCGTGACTGAG